ACTTTTTTAAGCGAAGCAATCCAGTTCTCAATGAAGTTTTACATTCCAGAATCTAAAGTAAAATTGAAAGAACAAAAGTAGAAATAACAGCTACTGAAGTTGTTACAATCAAGGCGCGATTTCTGCGCTTTTTTTGTTTCTCCAACTTTTTCTTTTCCACGTTTAGAGTGTTTATTTCTTCGGTTAATACATCTGCCTTCTGTTCATAAGCAACGACCACTTCTTGCAAGTTGTCAATCTTTCTTTCTTCGATGTTCAATTGTTCTTTGAGGTTGTTGATTATAAGCGAATCGGACGCAATAACGCTATCGCAGGAGTTCACCAAATGGACAACATCAACACGAATAAGACTATCTCCACTAATAAAAGCAGAACGAGTTCTTTGATAGGTGGTTTTGAGTTTAGATTGAGCGAGTTCATAATAGTTTAATTGTTCTTGTAGTTCAAGTGTTTCTTCTAATAGCATTTGGTATTCTCCAGCGTTGTAATTGATGATGCTGTCCTGCGTTTGAATTTCAGTTGTTGCATTTTTTGCAACAGTTCGTCCCCATATGTTCCAACAAAGCACCAACCAAAGGATTGACGTTCCAATAAACAACAAGATTGCAGCGAGTATATTTCTGTTCATAGTATTCTTCCTTCGTGTATTCTATAATTGTGAACGCTGAAACCACCATTCGCACCTTTGTTAACGATTGCGAAACCGTGATTGTATTTCGAATAAGGGTTGTAGTCTGGAGATAATTCAGATAAGCAACCAACACCCCAACAAGTGATGAACTTTCCGTTAGCATCGCGCTCGTTATGTTCAGCCGTTTGGTGGTGATGTCCGCACATAGCGGACACCTTAGTCTTCATAAACAACCCACGCGCTACGTTAACAGACGGAAGGAATTGTTTGCCGAACTCGTGTCCGTGAAAGATTGAAAGTTTACCGATGTTTAATTTACTCTTTCCGTCAATCCATTTCACGTCGTGCTTATCACAATGCGTCAACGTTGGAAAATCAAATGCGTCAATGTCGAATAGTTCGGGTGCTTTGATTCGCATATATCTCCAATAGCGTTCTTCATGATTGCCTTCTTTATAATAGATATTTGCGTTTGGAAAGGTGTGACGTAGTGAAGCAAGGAATTGACGAATAGCATAAAGCTCGTCTTTGAATTTACGCTTACGCGGATCTTTAACGAAGTCGCTAATCATATGACAGTCCAAAGCATCACCATTCAAAACAATTGAATCACACCCTTGCTTCAACCCTTCGTTAATCGCGCATTCAATAGCTTCGTTATCTTGGTATGGAAAGTGCAAATCGCAAAGAATCAAAAACTTGTTTCCTTTCAATTCAACGTGTCTGCGTTTCTTTGCATAAGATTTTGGTAGTGCGTATGGGTTGGAAGGTCGTGGTGCTGTATCTATCAATTCTTTTTGTGCGTTATTTTTGCGATTTACCTTACCTATTTTACCGCGAATAGTACGAATATAATTTCTCGCGTGTTCCGCTGAATCGAATGCTTCTGGATATTCAGCAAATAGTTTTGATGCTAACGAATGTGAAGGAGCGTCGGGGAATTTGCTACAAATCTCCACCGCTATTTGTCTCGCTGCTGTCTGAGGTCGTGCCATTTGATTTAGATTTAGTAAACTTTTCAATCACAGTACCACCAAACATACCACCAGTCAATAACGCGAGTGTATCGAACATCGCAATGGGACAAATGTAGGTTGTAAAAGTAGCCACATAGCTGAAAACGATTAAGTTAATTGTAACAAATATAGCAACAATTCGTTTCGAACTAACTTTTGAACACGATGTTAACAAAGATTTTAACCATTCCTTCATAATAGTCTTAATATGAACTGAACAATTAACCCACCAACCACACCAGCAGCCGTTGCAATACCACCTAAACGAGCGACCTGCAAACGTTGATTCTGTATATACTTGTCGTGCTTCTGAACCTTACTAACGAGACCTTCGATTTTCATCTCGTCGTCGCCAATCAAGACGTGATAGATGCGGTCTATCTTCTTGTTCATCTCTTGTAGTTCTTCGTGTATCAATTGAATCTCGTTTTCGGTGTTCATTACTTAAAGTATAGTTGTATTTCAGCTTCACGACGCTTCACCAAACCTGCAAGAACCTTACCACCGCCCTTGTTCCAAAGTTTAAACGAATCAGCAATGGTCGGATCGTTAGGATTGATGTTTAACTTCTTGAATACAGAAGAACGTTTGAACCCACTTGTTCCGATGTTGTAGGCGAGTGAAACACACGCACTGAATTGGTTGTCGTTAAGTGGTTTCTGAATGAATGGTTCAATCGTTACTGCGAATTGGTCTATGATAAACTTCGCTAATTCCTCAGCACGTTGTTGCGTTATCACGTCGCCTTCTTTAACTTTTGTTCCGTCTTCGTAGAATGTGTTTCCGAAACCAATCGTCCACACGTTAGCTGGACACAAATAAGCCTTCAAACGACAACCTTCAAACTTTTTTATTAGTGCGTAACCTTCGTTGTTAACTTTCATTAGATAATTTCTTTATTTGTTTTTCTTTTTTAGCGAGATACTTACGAAACTTTTCTTCGTATATCTTTTGCTTTACCATGTCTTTCTTGCGTCCCCTTGCCATATATTGTGTATTGGTTATCTAAGCCATCCTAAACCTTGTCTGCGATATTGATAAGGCATACGGTCACGTCCGTCGCTAATCTCAAAAGCATTCGACGGATAAACATTTGTTTGTGACCAAATCTGATTCGTTGTGTTCGTCGTGTACTCTGGAAAGTCTGCGCTATTGTGACACAAAAAGTCGACCATTCTTTGAGTATAAAACATTGCCTGTTGTCTCGCTTGATCGCGGTAGTTCTGCAAGTCTGTTTGTGATATCGGTGTAGTGTCTTCGCTTGTGCGAATTACTAAACTTCCGTTGTCTGTTTTAACGTACAAATGAGGCAAGACCTCGTACATGGTCCACCACATTATCATTCTTCGCAAGTAGTTATCAAGAAGGGTTGCGTATGCGCCTTCAATATTGTCGTTTACAACGTCTTCTTTGATTCGGTTGTAAAGGTCAGTTCCTAAATACAACTGTGCGTACTTGTCCTGCGACAAATAGATAGCAGGGTACATAAGCAATGGGTCAACGCTTCCGTTAATCCATGTATATTTCTTAATGTAATTTTCGTCTATTAAAAGAACTTCGGGTTGTAGTGCCATTGTGTGTTTTTATTAAGGATATTTAAGTGAACCTCTGTCTGGTCTGTTGATTGGTGCAGTTCCTTCAATGCCTTTTTGTGGAACATATGGGTTGTTACCAACACGCTTATCGTTATTCAATCCGTCGTTAGGTAAAATGCGTCCTTTTGAATCGCGTTTGCGAACATAAATTAATCTTTTCCAAAAATGATGGCAGAAGCAACCGCCAACATAGCGGAACAAATTATATGAATTTTCCGATTGGGGTGCAAATGCTTTGTTCACTCCCGCCTTGCTCATTGCTTCAATATCTTCGTAACGAAAGATTGCGCCTGCCTGTGACATTTGAACCATTATTTTGCAGAACTCACGACTGTTTTCACTTATGTTTTGTGAATATGCGTAGCGTAATTTATAAAGTCCCGTGTCTCCCCACTTAGATTCTTTCTCGCCTTGAGCGTCGCTCATTGTAGGCATCTTGTTACGCTTTGCAAAGAACTCGCTTGTATAGTTCATTTCGTTTTCGGGGTCGGTAACTTCTTCTTCACTTACCAACTCCCATTCGTCTAAATCAATGTACTCAGCTTTCTCTTTTAGAATATTAATCCACTCTTCACCTTGTTCGTCTGAAAAGTCATTCTCAGCATCCGCATCCTTTTGCTTCGTCTTCGCTACAACTTTTTTTTTTTGAGCGGACAACTTAGCCACCGCGTCACCACTTGTTTGAAACATTGACTTCGCAACCTCAACATCAAGACCTAAGAATTGAACTAAGAATACAATTGCTTGTTCTTGCGTCAATGTTCCTGCTGAAACGCTTGCAACAATCTCCAAAGCAGAAGCAATTTGCGCTCCGTTGTATGTCACGTCACTAACTTTTTCAGTTATTGCTATTGGTGTTTCTGTCACATCTGTTGAAGGTACGTCTATTACGTCAATAGGAGCGTTAGAATCAATCGAAACTCCGTCTTCAAATACTGAGTTCATCTGAATATTTACGTCGCCTAAAATCGGTGTAAAGACTTCTTCAATAATTCTTTGATATGGACGAATAACCTGCGTGTTAAATATCTCCAAACCAACAATCATTTCGTCTTTGTTAGAACCGAAGCCTGTCGTGTCGCGTATACCGTGAATCAATGGTGACACAACGCGGTGTCCTACCATGATTTGCTTCGCTGTTTCCTCAGATAAGAACTGATATTGCTTGTCTGCGTCACTAAGTGGAAACGATTCGATTTGTGGAGCGCGTGCAGGATCCTCGTTAAAAGTCATTAAGAACTTACCAGCGTTACTTGCGCCACTCAAACGTGTTTCCCACTCACGACGTATTGCTTCGCGTTCTTCTTTTTGTGGAATACCATTCAAGAAGTTAATAATGAACGAAGGAAATAGACCATTCAAGATATTGTTGACGTGGTAAAGCCCCATTTGGTAACTTAACTCAACGTAGTTTAACGCTCCAAAGTAGTCGGGTTTCGCGTAGTACGAAGAACCTGCCATCATTCCGTGTGCGTAAATAACTTGACGCGGTTGTTCTTGTGCGATTGAAGGATTGAACGCAGGAATGAACTCTGGTTTTCCTCTTTTGCTTCGCGTATTTGCCCAATCTTTCGAATAGAAAATTCCTGTGATGTCGTCTTCTTCTTTGTCATAAGCTAAACGACAATTCTCGAAAGGTAGGTGGTTGATTTGAACCACGCGAGTGAAATCCATTGACCAAATAACCTCAGCACAAAACGAACCTTGTAATTTTAAATCGAACGCGATGCCTTGCAAAGCATTGTCAAGAATAGTTCCCGTACCTTGTCCTTCAATCATGTATGCGATTGAGTTCGTCAATGCGTTATGAATAGGACTGTTATAATAAAGCGTTATGAGGTGCTGTGGAAATAGATTTGAAAATCCGTAATCAATCCAGCCAGCACGATTTTCTTTTTCAACCGCTTCAACTGGTTGGTAAGCCGAAAGATTTATTGCTTGAATGTTATTTTCCATAATTAAGCACCTGTATAAATTACGTCTACGGGAATCGTAGGTGTTGAAACGTCAAAGTAAATTGTTCCGTCTTGTAAAATCATTAACCCTTTCTCAATCAAACCAACGACGGAAGCATTGGTTGGGTCTATATTGCTGCTGCTGTTTTGTCCGTATACTTCGTAGTGATAACGACCTGCATCGACCAAACCAACTGTGGTAAGTCTTATTTTAGTTACGCGTTCATTCTCGTTTATTACTTCGACTACTTGCGCTAATTGTTCACCTGTCATTTCGTAAGTCATAACAAGCAAATAATGCGTAAAGGCAACGTTGAAATAGGCACGACCTTCATCAAGTGAAAGCCACGCATATTGATTCGCTGTGTTTGTGTTTAGGTATACCATTCCCCTTTTCCTTTACGTTAAAATTACATCACAGAGGGACGCTTTGCCCCTCTATGTGTAAAAGTTTTTTGATTAGTCAATAATCGGTGAAGGTGCGTTTTGTACCAAGTAGGCACGCTTTGCAGCTTCGTGCGTGAAGGCGAGGGTGAAACCCGACATATCTCCCAAAACCGTTCCAGTTCCTGCTGTTGCAGTAGAAAGGTCAGCACCATACTCAAGACCAACAGCCCACCAATTGTTGTTCGTATCGTTTACGAAAACAACAACGCGAGTAGTAGCAACTGATTGCAATTCCAAACGCTTTGCGCTTGATAATTTTTGCAATACAATGTTTACGGTCTGCGTGTAGAAAATAGTACCAGCATCGCGATTGAAGTTAATTGTTTCTTCAAACGATCCTGTTTGTGTTGGAAGTTGGTATCCGTAAAAATCTTCTGTTGGTAAAGCTGTAACAACTTCGTTTGCATCAATTGTAACGGTCTCAAGATTTACTACAGACCAATCTGCAAGAACGATTTGCTTTATACCGCCAATCGAATCTTTGCATTCTAAAAGCATTCCGCTCGATAATTCGCAATTTGCCATATTTGTATGTTTTTTATTAGCACAAAAGAGGGGTGGTTTTTATGCCACCTCCTCTCTATGTGCAAGGGTTAGAATGGTAAGATTAGGCAGTATATTGGTAGAATGCGATTTCGTCACCGAAGCCGTACTGAACACCTGCGAAGAAAGAACAAGAGAAACGAACGTTGTTAGAAAGGTCATGCTCATACATATCCAAAACCGCAACGCTGTTCCATTGGTCAAGAAGGTTTGTTCCGAACCACAAGTTAGACTTCTGATAGAAAGCCATTGTATCGTCGCTCATTCCTGGGCACTCGATAACGTCATACTGTCCCTGCCAGTTCATTACAACTGATTCACCTTGGTACAAGTAGTAACCACCACCAAGACCTAAGATAGCCGTTCTGTATGCCTCAGCAACATTTGAAGAAACTGCGATAACAGGCTTCTCAGTTGCACGACGAACGCGTGTTGGAAGTGTCAATACTAAACGTCCCATTTCTTCGATTACGTTAGAAGAAGTGATAGCCTCTGGTGAAGAAACGTCAAGAACAGCAGCGTCAGCCAAGAACAAAGTTTCGAAACCTGCGTACTCACCTGCGTTAGCGTTAACACCCTGCCAAATCAATACTTCATTGCGAGCTGCAACACCTGCCATAACGTTAGCAATTAAAGCGTCAGTCAATGAAGCGTGAAGCTCGTTGTTCTGCTCTGATAAAGCATTCCAATCCGATAAAAACGTGTTCTTACACAACTCGCGCTGTACTTGGAATTTCTCCAAAGTCAAGATGCGCTCGGTAAGTGTTACTGTTCCTGTTGGTGTGAAATCACAAGTAGCATTTGCAAAAGTTACGTTGTCAACAAGACGACGAACAACTTGCTTGTACTCGATGTTTTCTTTAATTGTAAGAGCAGTAAGTGATTCGTTGCTCAAAAACGCAGCACGGATATATCCTGCTGCTTCGCGACCAGCATATGTGGTGGTCAAACTTGTAGTAGTAGCCATTTTTTATTATTTATTTTTTTTATTTTTTAAGATTGAATAAGAAACGTTCTTCTGCGCTCATTTTGTGGTATGGCTTAGAAGGTGTTTGTTTTGCCTGTTTTACTTCTTTGATTGAAGTCGCAGCAGGCTGTGCGCTTAATTTTGTCACTTCGCTTGAAAGTTCTGCGTTCGCCTTTTTAGCGTCAGCAAGTTCGCTTTCTAACTTAGCAACTAACGACAAAAGTCCTTCAACTTCTGCGCTTAGTGATTCAGTCGAAGATTGTTCTTCTTCGATTGTTACTTCAACCTCTGGAGCTTCTTCTTCCATTGGTTTCAATTCGGTTACAACACCGTCAGCAACAACCACGATGATGCTTTCTGCGGTCTTGTATTCTCCGTCCATTAACGCAACCTCGTTTCCGTCTGCGTCTTTGCCGAATACACGAACACCAGCAGCCCATACGTCGCTATCTGAATAGATGCTTGTACCATCTTCTAAAATCGCCTCAACCATGTGCTTCACCTCAACTACTTCTTCAGCAGATAGGCTAACATTGTGTTTCGCGAATAGAGAGTTTACTTTTTCTCGTAAATTCATAATTCTGTTAATTGTTTGTTTGAT